GTCCAGATACGGGTTAGAGTTGAGGTACTGCCCGGTCGCCGTGTCGCCTAACAGACCGTAGCCAATGTTTGTCCCGATGTCAGCGCCATACGCCGCGGGCATGACGGCCCCGTACGTCGGGTTGTACGTCATGTTGTCGCCTTGGGCTATTCCTCCGACCATCTGATTTGCAGGGTTAGAACCTACGTTTTGTCCGGTAGCCTCCCCCGCGGCTAGGCCATAGAGCGGGTTGCTGCCTACGTACTGTCCCTGGGCAAAGCCCCCGGCGCTGTCGTAGATCGGGTTGAGGCCCATAGTAGCTCCTGAGGCTACCGGGTTAAATAGGTCATACCCAGGATTTGTCCCCGTCTGACCTCCACTTGAAAACGCAGAGAGATCATTGAGCGCGGGGTTAGAGAGTAAGTACTGCCCACCGAGCGTGTTTCCAGTGTAATCTTGCGCCGCTGTGTTTAACGGACTTCCCTCCAGGGCACGGTTCTGCTGCGCCAGAAGCGCGGCGATGCCCGCCGGGGAGAAGTCAGCTACGGTAGAGCTGGGAAAGTATGACGTAGGGGTGTTGAGGATGTTCTGCTCAGCGGCAGACATCCCAGTCTTTAGGTAGGGCTGTAAGGGAGCCCACGGGTCGGCATTTTGGGTCGATGTGGCAGTGCCACTACTCTTTCCACCCATGAGACAGTGTCCTCCACGCCTAAGGTTGAAGTCATTTTAACACAGCTCGTGTGGAATTAAAATCTAGCTACCGAAGACAACTAGTAAGCTTAAGCCTCAGACTCTATTCTCTTCTCCATCAGTACGCTCTTGAGTCTCCAGTCTTTAAGAACTCTCCGCCACCCCTCTCGTCCTTGCATCTCTAGATACGTAGCTCCGATCTTTCTTCCCCAAGCCTCAAGCTCTTCTTGAAGCTTCTTTATCCACACCTCGCGCTGACTTCCTGACACGAGAACGACTCGAATGACCCGAGTCCTAGGATAGTTCGCAATCTCAGTGACACACACGGCGATCTGCTTTCCCCCCGCATAGACGATAAACAGCTGCATGCGCCGTTGAAGCAAGGCCTCGTAAATGTCCACGTCCAGTATCCTCCCCTCGCCTCTATCGAGACTCTCTTGAACGCCGTCGCGAACATCTGTCCAGACTACGGGAACGTTATCGTAGCGCACTCCAAATATCTCGACATCAGGCGAGAACGACGTAGACGAAAGTTCGAGTGCTGGCGGTGCTGGTACTGTGGGAGACTGTAAACGTTGCCTTGTCACGTGAACTCACATACATGGCGCCTGACCCCAGTTCCGTAGCGGCATCGGCGGAGGTAGGCATGAAGTTTATGTAACTGCCGACGGTGACGTTGATGTCTGAGATAGCTGTGGAGGCCGTCCCAGTGTCGAGTGTCAGTGTTCCCGTCGAGTTGATCTTACCGTTGAGCAGCCGATTTACTACGTTAGAAATTTCTCGAGTAGTAGCACTCGGGATCTGAAGACCCTTATACTTGATGTCAGCCACCGGAGTTACCTCTTACCCACCGGGGTAGCCGCTAAGATCTCTATCCCCTGAGCGTGCTCAAATGTTCCCGTAGTGTTGACACGGAACCTAGTAAACCTACCGTTGGAGCGCACCGCAGCCTCCCCGAGAGAGTCCAGAGACACGGCGGAGCCATACGACACAGAGTCCGTGTGCTTATCACGCATTCCAACTTGAACTGTTGGCACCACGGACTCTCCTTCCACGTAGGGACGAAGCAAGCTAACAAACGCGCGACGGCCGGGAAATAGCTGAACCTCAGAGGTCTCGAGAGTAGACGCTAGCGCGGATCCAGAAAAGTGACCTAGCTTATTTGAGGTGTCAAACCCAGCGAGTACCTGGAGTGGGTCGCCAGCCCAGATGCGGCTGTCGAGAGAAAACACCAGCGAGTCTATGCTCGACGATGTCGTGTCTAGATCATCTAGTGTTACGCCGGTGCGCGCCGTGCGAAACAGCCACTGTACGTCAATGTCTGCCCGACTCCACCTGTTGACTACCCAGTTATATAGGAGCAACCTGTTTGGCGTTCCGTCATTATTAGCGGGGCCTGGGTAGGCCCACCAGATAACGCTGTTTTCAGGATCAACTACTCCGACAACTTTGTGAGGATACGTCGGGTCAAAGTCATTGAAGAAGTACTCGTCCACGCGCTCCTTGCCGATGGCCTGAGACTCTCCCCCGAGCGTGTTAATGGCAAAAAATCCGTCCTCCGCCAGAAAGTAGATCTTCGTACCGTAACGCGCTACAGAGTTCTTAGCGATCGTTCCTCTGTTTATCTCTACTTGGTCAAACTGAAAGACAAACGGCGAGCCAATGTATGTCATTCTCCAGATGGCGCGTTCTTGAAAGATGAGACCAGACTCGCCACCCACGACCTTCATCACCCAGCCCCCCTCGCCGTAGAGATCTTGAAAGTCAGACTGGGTAGACTGTGATGCGTCGAAGTCTGAGGCGTCGTCTAGGGCACTCCATCTCACGCGCTGAGGGTAGTTAGTTCCGCTCTCACGTGTGTTACCTAAGACTAAAAAGTTTTTAATGACTGTCACGTGGCGCGCCTGAGGCTTGAGAGTGCTGACGATTAAGTCTGCAAAGTTTGTCCCTCCCATCGTAATTGACTGCACCGGATCATCTACGTGGGTTGCCGTCATTACGTTCCCAAACTGTGCAAACTCCCAGTTTTCATTCGCTCCGACGCTGTACGCCGTAGAAGCTGTACCGGATCTTGAGGCGTCTGAAAATGTATCTGCGCTAAACTTGTAGAGCTGACTCGAGTCTCCGGCGTAGATGTTGACGTTTCCGGACGTGTCAATGCCGGAGACGGCTCCGAGACACGGGGAGTCTAGCGCGTTCGACTGAACTGCTAGACCCTTCACAGGCTTATAGCTAACCGCCGCTGGAATGACGTTCTTAATGACCGTAGAACCTGGGTTGTTAAACTCAGGTTGGTCTGGCAGCCACTCGGCGAACGGGATCACTAGCCTCTCTTAAACTTAAGAATGCCGGAGGAGGAAAACTGAACGGTGAGCTGAGTGGCGGGCACGCCCGTGCCCGTCGAGGTAAGCTCAGACAGACAGATGACCTTCGAGTCTGTGTTAGTAGTCGAAGCTTGGAGATCATCGTAGATCGCCACGTAGCGCACCTTTACCGTTGAACTCGTCGACATGGTGACGTCGGCGGCGTCCCACTTCACCACGGACGAGCCACTTGATGTCGTCAAAGTAACGGTCACACTAGAGAGAGTTTGCCGAAGGCTCGTTCCGTCAGACGCGCTAATCTCAGCGGAGAGAAGATTTGTGACGGCGCTGTCGCTCGCCGTGTTCGGGGTGTACGTGTCGTTGAGATACATCACCATAAACGTGTCGCCGTCTAGGTCGACCGTGTTGATCACGATGTACTCCATCGCCTTGTCATACGCGGAAAAGTTTCCTACGGCCATGCCCTAAGCTCCTAGAGAGATGTTCACAATGCGTGTGTTCATTTTAATCACTTACACGATTCGAGTCCACGAGTTCGACTGAGACGAGACTAGAGACCACGAGTTAGACTGTGGGGTCACAGTAGTCCAGGAGCCTCCCGCACCGGGAAGTGAGGCCCAGTCAGTCAGTAGCCTGTCCAAGACGACCGTCGAAGAGTAAAACTCTACGGTGCCCACGCCGGGGCCAGTGCTCTTAATAATCCTCGCTACTACGACGGGTGTCAGGCCGGAGACGAGGACGGTGCCCACGCCGGGACTAGTGCTCTTAATAATCCTCGCTACTACGACGGGCGTCAGGCCGGAGACGAGGACGGTGCCTACGCCGGGGTCTAGTACGGCGGTAAATCTCCTGGCAATCGTAGGCGTCAGGCCGGAGACGAGGACGGTGCCTACGCCGGGACTGACGAGCGTGCCGCTGACTATTGACAGTGACGGAGTAAGACCTGAGACTAGAACGGTACCTACTCCAGGACTCTCTAGCTTTGTCAGTTGAGTCGTTACAGACGGCGCGAGGCCAGAGACGAGGACAACACCTACCCCGGGACCAGCGCTCTTAATAATCCTCGCTACTACGGCGGGCGCCAAACCTAAGACGAGGACAACACCTACTCCTGGACTAACTGTGACGAGAGTGTCAGCGGCGACCGGACCAAAGGCGGCTGTCAGTAACACCTCGCGACTCTGTGACGAACCCATGGTCCACTCGCACGTCGTCGCTGCCGGAGAACCTGCTACGTCCGTGTGACCTATCGCCATACCGGCGAAGTTAGGGTCGACTTGAATGTCTTCTGAGTGTGGAGATGTTGCGACTAAGGTCGGAGTGCCAGTTACTGACACGACTGAAATTACAATGCTGTCGTCGTCAGTCGGTGTGACCGTGTCCTCGATCGTCGTCGAGCTACTCTCCGTTGTGGTGGTCGATACGTCGTCAGGGCCGCCGTCCTTGAAGTTGAGTCCTGTCCAGACCGCAATGCCACTGGCGACTAGTGACGTATCTGGCACGCCAGCTGGCACGACATCTCCGGAGGCGGCTAGATCCAGAGGATTGTCTAACTGGTACCACTCAACACCGGAAAAGTTACTACCCGCCACGGAGAAGTCCCGGGCGACCAAAGTCATCGCGTTACCGTCGTACGTCATCCCCGTAGTTTGCTGTGCTGTCGTTCCGGAGTTGGCGATTGACAGTGCGGCAAAAAGCTTCTTCGCACCGGCCGTCGGCGTGTACCCGATAAAGCTAATTGCGGGATTACCCGTGGCTGTGGTCGCGTCTGACTGGAAGTTGCTGAGTGTGGGAACTGCCACTAGTGCCTACCTGATCACCTGTGATCGGTGTCTTAAAAAGTAGTAGGTCGAAGTCTTCCGGTGGATAGTTGAAGAGCAGATCTCCGCCTGATAGACTTTAAGGCCTCAATCTCTTGGAGCTTCATAGTCTGCGCCTCACTGAACTCGCGAATTACGTTGTTGAATAAGTCCCACTTTGCCCGTGACCTGATGAGTTCCTCGCCGTCCGTCATCCAGGAGTTTGTGTCGCCCGCGGCGGACAACGCGTCGAATGATCTAACATACGCTATGAAGAGCGTATATACGCCGTTAGGCACGGGGTAGAGTCTAATCTGACCCGCAAAAATGGTGTAGTCTTGTGGATAGCTAGTCAAGGTACTTCCGGCAAAGTTCACGTCTTCGATAAACTGCCAGGACCTAGGAACTAGAGGGTACGTGCGCCCACTGTTAATCTCAATAGTTAGCGAGTCCTCGTCCACGAAGTCAGTAGGAAGACCGTAGTATTCTTGACCGTTGACGGTGTCAAGTTGTGCCCTAGACTCGTTAAACCACAGGCGCTCACGTGCGTAGTGAACTATCGCAGTTAAGATTGCCTTTTGTATCTGAGTCGTTAGGTCAGAGCGAACTATCTCGTCGGCGATTCGGGTCTGCATAGCCCCATAGGTGCTCATACTTCACCTTTATCGTCCGGTCTGCTCTCACACTTAAGCTCGTGCTCTCTCATATCTAAAAAGTTGTTAAAGCTCTCTCCACACCAGCCACAAGACTTACCCTGCGATAACTTTAGAAACTCAATCTTAGATGGAGTCACATCTGCTGCTGGCTCTACACCACTAGAGCGCCCAGAGATAATACTTCTCCTTCTTCCCGTGGGCGAGGTAACTGTCACGCACTATCCTCCACGACGATGGGGAGGGCAACGCAGTTAAACGTTGCCCTCCCCTCTAGGCCCCGCAAACTTCGAGACTTTACTTGTAGGACTTTCCGCCGCTAGTCTTGACGTCGTCTTGACCCGGCGCGTCAGTCTCTGTGACGGCGCGAGTGTCCTCGAAGCCGTGCTTATAGTTAGAGTCACGACTGTCAGTCCCTGCCTTGTCCGTAGACTCGTACTTCTTCTCTGCCATGGTACGCGTACCTCCAGATGAAACATCTATAGTGGCGCTATTTTATGGGAAATCACGAGCTACTGCAACTCGTAGGTTAGAGTTAACTTAAGAACCGGTGTTATCCCCTCGAAGTCGAGCTAGTTCGTTCCACCAAACGTTAGAAAACACCGTGTTTTCTAACCCAGGCATGTTGGGAGTACCTAGAGTGTAGTGCAGAGCCTTTGGAGGCCTCGTCTTATCATAGTGGCTGTAGCCGACGAGAAAGTTCCAGTCGAGCGGAATGTCGCCTATGAGCGAGTCTTGAAGCCAGGAAAACGTGTGAAGCCAGAGTCCAGGCTCTCTGTTTATGCCCTCAGTTGTAAGAGCTCTGTTCTCAGGATGAAATCTATTCCAGAGAACACAACTGGACCAGTTTTTCCTACGATACTTAGTCTGAGCACGGTCATCCATCTTTCGCTTCTCTAGAGGAACGTGCTGATGCTTAGTGCACATTACAGCATAGCGATCACTGGCAACTCTAAATAACTCAGCTACATCTGACTGAAAGACAAAGTCACAGTCACAGAATAGTACCCACCTGTGTGTTCCTATTAACGACGCCAACAGGGGTGTAAAGAACCTCGTGAACGAAAATTCAGTGCTAAACGGTCTTAGATCAATAGAGTCTACCCACTGACCATCTCCGTTTATGTACCAGTGTCTGTCGTATAGCCCAACTCGACGCAGGAGTGACTCCTTTATCGGGATTATTTCTACAGGAACACTAGAGTGTCTAAGAATTGAGCTCTTACACACCTCGTATGCTTCTTGCTCTCTGGCGTCCCAGCCGATAAAGATGTGCCTAAGATCGCTCAACTACTCTCTCCTCGCCTATCACCGAGGATTCTCATGTCCCTAAGCTCACGCTTCTTGAACTGAGCGGGTTCTCGCCTAATGTTCACCAGTCCTACATCAGCTAACAGTTGAGCCAAAGTTTGTGGTGTATACGCCCACTTGTGACACATTAGTGGGTCCTTCCAGCGCGGATCACCGTAAAATGCCCACATGGACATGCTCTCGTTTTCGGGGTCTACTATGAAGTTATAGACTGCCTTAGACAAGTTAGGGCACTCGACTATCACTGTCCCTCCTGGCTTGAGTACCCGCACCCAGCTCCTGAGGATGTCATCTATTTCCCAGCGGTAAAAGTGCTCTACTAGGTGTACTGCCAGTATCTCGTCTGCTGTGCTATCATCAAACTTATCTAAAGTTGTTACGTCGCAGATTATGTCTGGCCTAACACCCCTACGACTCTCTACGACGTCTACGTTTACGTAGCCATCTAGATACTTATCTCCGCACCCAATGTTCAACTTCACGCCGACAGGGCCTCCTCCCAGAGGTTTGCGATTATTTTCGGAGAAAACTTAGTCTTAACGTAGCCCTGTGCGTCTTTGACTCTACCGACAATTTCACTAGGATTACTCAGTGCCCACTCTACACCCTCGATCACGTCTCCGATGTGCATCCAAGGAGAAAACTGTTCATATGAGGGCAGCTTACTAGCACTTACAAACTTTCCCTGTCTTATTGACTCGACAATTCTGTTCGTACTCTTAACTCGCGTCCGATGTTCCTCTAGATTACTAGGTATGATCACCATGTCGCAGTGTCTAAAGCCTACTAGCATAGACTGAGGACTCCACTTAACAACCTCCACTCCAGCGCGAGGAGCAGAGAGGTCACCGTTAGTGATGATTGTCAGTTTGCAGTGCTCTAACCTCGGCATCAGAGGCCGTAGCGTGCCGACGTTAATGACGTGTCCAAACCAGAGCAGACGAGGAACGTTCCCCGGAGAAAAACTTGGCTCTTGCTCTGGAAATTCATACGGATCTGGTATGACGTTTGCCTCACGTCCCGTGCGCTCTGCAATTCTACTTCTCAAGGTCTCCGTAGAACACGTAATCGTACTAGCTAGGTCAATCATCGTTGTGTAGTGATCTCGAAACTTAGTGTCGAAGTGATCATCGCAGATGTCAAACGCCACTCGTCCCCTTGCTCTCCTAGCGAGGTCAGGATCGTCTTGGGAAAAGTGCTTACTAAACACGACAACATCAGCATCTAAGTCGGGAGGACCTACGGTAACGTGATGTCCTAACTTGTTCAGACCGTTTGCGGGAATGACAATCCTATACCTAGTGGAAGCCACGCTCAGTCCGGTGTGACAGACGTAACTAATCTTCACAGCTACATCTCCAACCAACGTGAATTTTCGAGGGTCCAGTACACCGTCTTTTCGAGACTCTCCTCAAAGTTCTTTGGGGGCACCCAGCCGAACTCTCTAAGCTTTTCACCGCTGAGAGCGTAGCGAAGATCATGGCCTGGGCGTGAACTGTGGAAGTCCACAAGCTCAAAGTCTAAGGACTTGCCTAAGATATCTGCTATCAAACGCGCCAGGGAGAGGTTATCTACCTCCTTTTCACCGACGATGTGATAGTCTTCTCCCACAGAGTTTTTACTCACTAGAAATAGGAGCCCGTCAGACACGTTCCTAGCGTGAATATAGTATCTGCTGCCCGCCCGTGTCTTAGTAGAGTCAGCGTGAATGGTCACCTTCTCACCCCGAAGTACCTTTTTAATCACAGTTGGAATGTATTTTTCAGCGTGTTGCCTCTCGCCAAAGACGTTCATAGTTCTCGTTATGACTGCCGGCAACTTATACGTGTTTCTGTACGACTTGACGAGCATCTCTGCGCCTGACTTGGTGGCGGCATAGGGGTTAGACGGGTTGTGAGGATCTCCTTCACAGTAGTTCACGCCGTCTGGAGCGGGGCCAAATACCTCGTCGGTAGAGAAAAAGTAAAAACACTTTAAGTTAGATAAGTTGTCACGGGCATAGTTTAGAACGTTCATAGTGCCAAGTACGTTAGACACGACAAACGGCTCTGGGTCTGAGATCGAACGGTCAACGTGACTCTCTGCGCCTAGGTGGATTATATAGTTTACGTCGCCTGTCTCTCTAACGATACCCTCGCTCATCTTACTGGCGAAGTCACAGGTTAGTATAAGCACCCTACTCTCGTTAAATGCTGAAACATCACGAAGTCTGTCTAAGCGGCCTGAGTAGTTGAGTTTGTCCCAAACTACTATATCCCAGTCTGTGTTCTTAAGAAGACATTCGATTAGGTGGTGCCCAATGAATCCCGCACCTCCTGTGACTAGTACTCGTGTCATTGCGTTTCTCCATCACCGCTATAGTCGTATGCTCTTATCTTACTTCGTAAGTTCCAACAGTCTAGCTGCCGCCGCCTCTATAACTCCTGCCCAGTCCCCGTCGCTCTCTTGACGAATGTTTGTCACGCTACCGTACCAAGGCATGTTTCCAAACATGCCGTATCTCCATGCCGGTCTGCTCGGAGTAAGACACAGACAAGAAACTCCCAGGGCCCCCGCCATGTGCACTTGAGTCTGACAGACTGAGATGACTAAGTCGCACGCCTTTGTGAGCGCCGTCAACTCGTCGAGGTCGTTGATCACATCTTGCCAGTGAGGAAGGTCAAACTTTTCGGCCTCCGCTGCGGCCTCCGGCGTGTACTGCAGACTTACAAAAGATGTTCCAGGAATGTTGAATAGCCGCTCTAACTGCTCGATAGGAATGCTCCTTAGGTCAATCCTCGTCTTCTTCCGACCTCCTGTCCAGGTGACGCCCACGCGAAGTCCCGGCTTTACTGCGCTAATCTTCTCGCGAAAGTGCTCTACGCGCACGGAGTCCGCTAACAGATACGGCGTGCCGGGAAAGTCCTCACTCTTCTTTCTAAAGAACCCCGGGAGAGAGCCAATCGCCACGAAGTTGTCGATGGGAAATTTAATCCAGTCAATGCTGGACTCTTTTCTAGTGCCGTAGCACTCGACGTTGAAGGATCTCCGCATGAGGGCAACCATCCTCGGGTGACAGTCAAAGATCACCTTCTTCGAGACAGAAATTAAGTCTGGAATGCACGACGAGAACATTATCTCGTCTCCAACTCCTTGTTCTCCGTACACTACGACTGTCTTCCCCGGACTACCGTCCCAACGAGTCGCGTTATTTGTGTCTGTCTTATAGTCTCGAGATAGACGATCCTTGGACTTAAACCCCCACTCGTAGCCCTCCCAGCCCCTCTCCCACTCTCCTAGCTCTAAGTACGCTAGACCCCTGTTCCAGTGTGCATTGGGGTGATCAGAGTCGAGCTTAATAGCCTCGTCGGCCCAGTCGATACACTGGGCTGGCTGCCCCTCGTTTATGTAGATGGTGGAGAGATTGTTGCAGACATCTGGATCTTTTTCATTGAGCTCGCGGGCACGGTGAAAGGCTCTGAGCGCCATGTCGTTAAAGTTCTCAGCCTTATACGCGCTTCCTAAGTTGTTAAAGGCTTCTGAAAACTCTTGTCGAGACAGGGCTGACTCAAGTAAGTTGATGGCGAGTCCGTTGCAGCGCTTTTGGAGATAGAGAGTTCCCAATAAGAAGAGAACTCCTGGGTTGTCTGGGTGTCTGTTGAGGATGCCGTTGTAAATCTTTTCTGCCTCGTCTAGTTTTCCTCCCTTGTGAAGCTTATTGCCCTTCTTAATGAGATCTTCCAGTGTCATAGTTATCTTCACCCATCGTAACTTGTGAATTACTGATTGTAACACCGTCTCTAAGGATTATCGACATAAAAAAGAGGCCCGGTTTACCGGGCCTCTCGAAGCTTAGCTCTGTAGGTCTTATCAGGCGTCTAGCGAGTAGAGCACCGACAAGGTAATCGTGAGTGAGCTAGTGCAGCTTCCCGCGGTGAGAGTGATGTCCACGGTGTCCTGCTTGCTCAGCTCAGACAGGTCGCCGGAGAGATTGTAATAGTAGCCCACTCCGGCAGGCTGATCTGTCCTACTCACGACGGCCGTAGACGAGACGGTAGCAGAGGCGATGTAACGGCCAGTGCTCCCACCGTCACCCACCGCGTAGCCCACGGCGTTGCCGGCCGCGCCAATGTTGGCAGGGATAGACAGCAACACTTCGTGGATTGTCGACTTGTTCGGAACCTTCACCATCTGAATGGTGTCAGCCGTCTCGTTGCCGTCGGTAACGTAACTTGCCGTGACCTGTACCGTACCCACGTGAATAGACTTAGGCCAGGTGGTCGAGGTCGCGGCAGTCGAGGTGATTGTAGCCATTACTTCAACCTCCTATTAGCCGTGAGCCAGGGCGAACGTGGGGATCACGACCGTAGCGTAGTCGAGACTGTTGAAGCGAGTCTTCTTCATGCCGGAGATGCAGCCGGCAGAGACACCGAGCTGATTACCGTAGTCGAAGAGTTCCTCAACCCACTCCATTCGCATGGGCCCGTGATCAACTCCATACGCGAGAGCTGTAGCTTGAGCCCCGCAGAGTACAGCACGTCTAATGCTCGTGAGTGCGGCACTCGTAGACGAGTTTACACCAGTCGTTATCCTGTTAGACTTGTGTAAGATTACGCCGTTGTAGACACCCAGTGCTCCCGTAAAGACTGGGTTGTTGGAGATGTTTCCTCCTTGGATCACAGACTTCTGAATGTCAAGCCACTGTCCCGTATCCGTATTCGTACGAAGATCTGTAACTTGGAAATCGTGCAAGAAGAGAACGTAGTAGTCGCTGCCTCCGATGCGGAGCGGCCGCACCATCGGACTAGCTGTGGAAGCCTTCTCGACTGCGTTGTCGATCAAGCTCAGGCTAAAGATCTGACTCGCCGTGTCTGACATATCTTCGTCTGTGCCAGAACTCGACGGACGCACGGTGTGAGATGAGTCAGAGATCGTGACGGCGTTGTTGCCGGTGTAGCGAGTGTCTGACTGTGCCGCGTTACCGCACACTTGATTAAAGAACCAAGTGTCAATGCGCGCGGCCCACCAGTCTTGCAGGCCGGCGCGGGCCTCTTCACGAACTGAGAAGGGCACCCGCTGTTCGCTCATGCGACCTGAGGAGCGAACCGCGTGACGAAGCTGATCTACGAGAATGCTGTCGGAGTATGTCGTCAGCGCCTCCTCGTTTCCCTCCAAGGTTCCGTCACCTTGGATGCCGTCGCCGTTGAGCTGCATGCGCAGACCATATGTGATCTTATCGCCGGCGCTCTTTTGGGTTTCTGTCTTGAGTTGTATGACTGAGTTGTCGTCGTTACCGATAAAGCGGTAGATCCACGTCTTCTTCAGGGCCTCCCGCATTAGCTTGCGACCCCACAGCTTTACGGCTAGGGGATCGTTTACAGCATATTCTGTTGCAGCCATCGCCTGATAAACCTCCGTAAGTGGCGATTAAGATGTTGATCTGTTCGTTGTTTCCCACTACGTCGGAAACGTGACAGTCAACCCACTTACGCGGGGCGAGACGACAGCCAGCTTAACGCCTCGGCTTAGGCGACCCGGTGGAAAACGCTAAAAGAGTCGTCGTCCACCTCCGAAGAGTTTTTCCCACTGTCGGTCAAACTCGTCTAGATCTTCAATATCTGCTAATGACTGTAGTGTCAAATTTTCGGGCGAGTTTCCACCTACGTTTGACAAGCTTTTCGCGGCCTGCTGTCCCTTTTTGATCGTGCTAATCTTTTGCTGGCCGTTTGTCGTCTTCTCTAGTGTCTTTTGAGCAGACTCTGCCGCGGCCGCGGCGTCGTCTCGTAGACTCTTGTAGCCTTGAGTGTGCGCAATCTCGTAGGCTCGCTCAGCTGGATCGTTACCGTTTCTGATGGCAGAGTCCGCGAGAAACATGATCTCTTGCCCGATGATATTTTGACGCTGAACTGGGTCTACTACTCCCCAACTCTGCAACTCTTGATCCCGCCTTAGACGGATAAACTGCACCGCGTCATCGTAGTCAGGATTCTTAGCCCGAAAACTCTGCTCGTGACTCATTACGCGCGACGCAAACTGCTGCTGAGCTCCTTGATAGTTCATGCTCTGAACAGCTTGTTGTCTCCAGTCGTCAATGCTCTTAACTTGCCTGACAATCTGATCCTGCTGCCAGCGCAGATACCCAGCGGGATCATCGTCATAGCTCGGCGGTGCCGCGACTTCTTGCTCTTGCTTTTGCTGAGCTACGGGGGCGCTAGAGATACGTTCTTGAACTCTAGCCCACGTGTCTTCTAGTCGCTGCTGACGCAGACGTGCCTGACGAAGTTCCTCCTGGAGCTCTCGTCTCCGCTCTCGCTCCTCGTGGAGGGCCGCAAGTGGGACTGTCTTCTGCTCCTGAGGAGGCTCCTTTATAACTTGACCAGACTCGACAGTCTCAACCGACTCGTCTGCCTGCTCGTCTCCTACTTTCTCAGTCTCTGTGACTTCTTCCGCAGACTCTTCAACTTCTGGAGCTTGCCTCCCACCACTCTCGAAAAATTTGTCCTCCTCATCTTCAGAGATTGCTTCTTTTCGTCCCTTTGCCATGGTTTAGTCTCCATCGTACGACCGATCGGCGTCGACCCGCACCTCCTAACACAGGAGGAATGTTACACGCGATTATTGCACAGTATGCGAGTGTTGTAACTAGCTATTGCCAGAGGTACCCTCGCTGTCCGTCTTCATGGCCTCAGCTACTATGGACGCCAAGGCTGAGACTAGGTCACCGTCCCTCTTAACACTCGCGTTTGTTTCGATCTTAGTCATCTCTCTATCGTGCTTGAGTCCACTGTCACTCTGCCCCTGCATCGCAGAGAGCTGAGCCTGAAGAGCGGAGATCTTTTGATTGAACTCCTGATCCTGACTCATCATTTTATGCCGCAATATCAACTCGATACGCTTGAGGTTTAGCTGCTCATCTTTTCTGCGACTCTCCTCAGAGTCGAGAGATTGTCTCCACTGCAACTCTAAGTTTTTTCGACGACTCTCGTCCATCGCCTTAAAGTTTTCAACCTCAGGATTGTCGCCTGACATCTCCTTTTGTGCGCGGGCCATGTTCAGGGCAGACTTAGACTTAACCTCGTCTATCTCGGCGCCCGTCTTTTGTGAGTCTACGCTGATCCTCTGACCCTCGGCGCCTACCTTCTGCGCCTCTGCCGTCAGCTTAGCTACTTCGGCCTCTAGCAACTTCGTCTGGAGTTCGTCCTCCGGCGACTTTTGCTGCGCCGCCTGGAGCATGGTCTTCCACTTTTCCGTCAGGGTGGACGGGAGAGGCATGTAGTCCAAGACCTCTGGCGGCGTCGGCAGACCCATCTTTGAGATAAACGGCATCATCTGCGCCAACAGAGCCCAGACCTGTTCCTTCTGGTTGGGACTCGTCGGCGAGTCGTCCACCACTACGTCGTAGTTCACCGTGCTGTCTTGACTCATCAGCGGCACGTACTGTGCTCCAGTGTCTCCAGTGATGCGAACTACGCGCCCGTCAGAGATGTACGTTCTGATAAAGTAGAGCAGTACACGGCCCTGCTCCTTTCGATAGCGGCGCAGGCTGTTAAAGATAGTTCCTAGAATGTTTAAGCCAGCTTGCTTACGCTGGGCCTCAAGAACCCCGGGCTGGTCCCGACCCGCCATGCCCAGCATTTCAAGATTTACGCCCGTAACATCTCGCATCGACCCGATGGCAAAGTGCATCATGTTGTCGATGCCCACGGGATACTGGCCGATGGGCTTCGGGATGACCTTCTTACCGGAAAGAGCTCCGGGAGTCAGGAAGGTAATGGAGTCTGGCCGTGCCCACTCGTCCTCCGCCTTGTGAGGATCGCTAAACGCGTCCTCCTCGGCGATGAGTCCACCCTTAGCGTTCGAGTTAATGATGTGAAGTATCTGAGAAAAGAACTTGTTCGCCCAGCGCTGCGGATCCTTCATGGAGCGCACGAGGCCGTACCACAGGTTTCTGTTCAAGTCTCGCTTAGCCGTAATGCACTTAAACGTAAAGTCAGTCTGACACGGATTTGGACCTATCTCAAGTACGGTGTCGCCTGACAGAAAGGCCCTGTAGTAGACCTTACGACGCTGGCGAACATACTGCACGTCGAGCGCGTCGAGCTTGGGTTGTAGTCTCTCAAACTTCTCGCTGTCGAGACTCTCTACGTCTGACGTGAGCGGGTTAAACACGCGGTAGTAAGTCTCGTACTGCCACCACTGATACTCTACGACCCGGACGTGATTCTTCTTAACGGTTCCCGGCTTATTCGACTGATCTGTCTCGTACAGCTCTGCCCGCGTCGCGTCGTGAGGTTCACCAAACCCAGTTGACGACTCTAGCCAACGTGGATTTTGACTTGAGTCCGCGAGGGGCCACATCTCGCGAAAATCTCTCTTAGAAATGTCACGAACTCGTATTACCCAGCGCGAGTCTTCGATGTTTCTCTTCTTAGCCGACGGGTCCCAGTACATTTCGAGGGGATCCGTGCGCTCGATTAAGATGCGCCCGTCTGGATCTGAGTCGTAGTCCAGTCTCGTCTCTGTCCAGCCCATGCCACAGACGAGCGTGTCAAAAAATGCGTCCGTCTCCTCATCCTCCGCGTCACAGAGGTCACGAACCCACTTTGACGTGCCAGTAAACAACTCGTTTACCTTAACATCGCCGACCTCACGAGGAATAAACCGCACCTCCTGGCGATTGTTAATCTCCGAGCCAGACACGGCCTCCACTATGGGGGCAACACGGTTGAACGTAATGATCGGCCGCAACTCTTCCTGGAGCTTGGCCCGATCTTGACTAGACCACTGGTCGCCCGAGACGAAGTTGTAGTCTTCTCTAGCTTCCTCTCGCCACTTTCCGCTGTGATTTGCGGCGGCGCGATAGTTCTCCTTTACCGTAAGAACGAGAGAAATCTCAGTACTATCGAGCGCCATCTCTTCTCCTGCCTCCGTCCTGACTTACTCAAGTTAGTGAATAGGCCGAGTGGATCTGTCTCGACGCGCCTGTGCGCCTCAAGTTCCATATTATACACAAGTGACGTGGACAAGACTACCTGGCACGCCTGATCGAGCGTGAGCATTCTAGTGTCTACTAGTACGTTCCTCACTGTCACCGGTTTTCCGGTGATGTCTAACCCACAGACGGCGTCGAGGGCCTCGGTAGCGGCGTTCACCATCACTCGCTTGCGCTCAGCGATTAGGAAGTCCAGTTTCCGAGTCACCTTCGACTCCTTCCGCTACTATTCCCGCGCCCACTATGGGCGGAGCGACGTTAAACAGACTTAAATCTTTCTCATGCTCAGGTGCTATGTTGAGCTCTATCCACGAGTAACCCTTGTCATCTCTCACAGACTTCGCGCCGTACTCCTTCTTCAACAGTCCGGCAATGTTCTTGTCGTACCTATCAAAGAGTCCAGAAAAATCTGCACTCCCTCGCATAGGACCTCTCACGAGCTCGGCGTTGTTCTTGTCGATCTGATCGAGTGCAGTGGACATAAGCTTGTCTACAGGATCAGAGTCCTTTAACTTAGAGGCCTCGTTCCACACCATCTTAGAGTACTTTAACTCCATAGATCCTGCGAGAAGATCTGCCTTTACGTCACCCACCGTAGCCGCACTCGGGTGAAGCTTAAAGTAGTACTTCATGCCGTTCATGAAGTCCTCTGGGCTCTGCAAGGCGTTGCTCCACCTCGCTACTATGCTCGCCGTAGAGCCCGTCGGAAAGCGCACCGTGTCTACCCCGTCGATGGCAGCTCGATTGATCTCCTCGCGAACCACACGACGCCACCAGTTCTTCTGATAGCCCACGGTCTGTGACTGAAGCTCCTTAAACTTGTTCACAAAGCGAGGATCCTGCATCAACTCAAAGGCCATGTTCATGTGACTGTCGGGAAGATCGGCTGTCTCCCTCATTAAAGTTACGTCGTACCCCGTCTTCTCCAGTAAGTTCATCACCACGGGATCATTCCTCGAGATCATGTCGGCGACGTCACTCTGGTTAGCTAGAGAGTGCTCAGGAGAGGCAGCCTTCAGTACCTTCTCGGGCTTTTGAAAAAAGTCGCTCTGCACCTCTACTACGTTTCTCACGTATCGTGTGTCTGCGGCTCTCCTAATGTAAGGCAACAAGAGGTCCTTTACATTTTTCATAGATGAGGACTCAGAGTCGACCATGTTCCAGATCGTGCTGTGAATGTTTCCTGGGGTAACGGCATATATTACATCCCAGTCATAAGGACCGAGACCCATGGAGTAACCGTGTCCATACTTCGTCTCGTAGGCCATCAGAGACATATCATCTGGAGCCGTGAACAGGCGTGAGAGGATACTTTTTGCCGTGTCTCTCGAGTTAGGGTCTAGTAACTTCCCAGATATGTCAGTGTTAGTGGTGTCGAAGTATCGCGAGTGAGCGAAGTAACCTCGAGGTCCTGGCTCGTCCGCCGTCTTAAAGTGGTGACTGGACATGGTGTTTACTGGAGACGTGTAGACCCTCGTTCCCGGCAAAACTTCACCGGAGCTCACGCCGATTCGACTGAGTCCCTGTGTAGCGTAACGTTGAACGTCGTTAACTTGAAGTGGCAGCGCGTTGTCCTGCACCAACTCCGTGAAGTCCTTGACGTTAATCTTGTTTGGCGGCACTAGGCCACCCTCGGGAGTCTCTCTAAGTCGAGTCATCTCGTACTCGTCGAGACTCTGCCTAACTAAATTCTTCTCGGCCTGTGTAACGTCGGCCCTGTTCAGTAGGTCTGTGATGAACTTCTTCTTAACGGTGTCACGACCGAACAGTCGCTCCAGGGTCTTAGTGGTGTAGCGCGAGCCAATCTTCCCAGCCTTGCTCGCCAGGGAGCCTACACCGACGGCAGAGAGCGGAACGGCGCTGTATGTCAAGGCCTTTTCGACTCCAGACACGTCGAGCCCAACCTTCTCGCGCTCCTGCATGTCACGTACGTCAGAGAGCGCGAGAGGCACGGCCGTAGGCGGAAAGATGTCACCGACACCTATTCCTGTATTTCCAACGTTGCCTAGGATTCCGAGACTCTCACGGGGACTCGGCGGCGGTCCAGACCACGCCTCACCAGAGCCGTACTCAGGCACCCCCTCGCGCAAGTTTCGGAGCGCAGGAGAAGCTAAGGACTGCTTCGTTAAGTTGTCAAACATGCCCATCTTACGCGGCCATCCAAGTACGTGACTTCTTCTTTCCCCTTATACTAGCCCGCTCGTACCTGTCGCCAAGCTCCTCCGCCGCCTTGGGCCAGAGCGTGTTAAACTCTGGGTCTACTATACGACTAAGGGCATCGAGCATGTCGTCGTGCACGGACACGGGAAACGGCTTAAACTCCTCGTTAATGAACACCTCCACGAGGTCTTGTGTCAACCCCTCGTAGTTAGTCCTAAATAGGACGTCGGGTAGATAGAAGCGTCCGGCGGAGAAGACCGGTAAGAGCCGCTTGATTCGGTCTGTCTTCTTCATGGCCCCCGAGAGGGGAGTCAACTCAAAGCGATAGTTGTCACGGCTCATCCGGTCTTGCACGTGTTGAATGTCAGCTTGCATGCCGTACTTCTCGTAGCCAACAGACCTGGGCTTCCACTTTCTGTGCAACTTGAACAGGAGGTCGGCGCGCTGACTCAGGTTAAGCCTATCACGATAAAAGTCTAGGGCGTAGTAGTTTCCATCCTGTCCTAGGCCGATTACCCACACTGCCGTGTAGTCGCTCCGGCGCTTCTTCTCGTTGGCAGGGTCCACGACAACGTACTTGTTCATGTGCTTGCCGGTGTTTGCCCCGTGATAAAAGCGCAGCCACTCCTCGCGAAAGCCGTCACTCTCGTCGGCGCGAGGATCTTGAAGCATCTGACACGCAAACGTAAACGCGCCCATGTCACGTCGCTTTTGGTCGAGCACGTCCTTAGGGAATAAGACGGGATTACCCTCGACGGAGCCGTCCTCAGTCGCCGGGTACACGCGTGGAGTGGCGGTACCTCGCGACAGAATTGTTCTGTAGGTGTCGTTGTAGTGATATCTAGTGCCGATAAAGCGCCGCACTCCTCCGATAGCTCCTAGGTTGTAGCTCAACTCCAAGGCCGCCGTCGTCTTAGCAATCATGTCGGGAGTCGTCACACTGGAGATCGTCACCACGTCGTCATACACCATCACCAAGAAGTGCTTAGACGTAGGCTGCCCGTCCACCAACCCCCACGCCTCGACGGTAGACTCCTTGGGGTTGGTGCGACGACGCACAGTCAGTCCGTCGTCCTCAGACCACTTTGGCGCGTCGCGCTGCGGGTTCTTCCAGATCACGTCTGGGAACCACTCTAGCAGCAGCTCGTTGCGCTCCAACTCTTGCTTGATCTGGCGTAAAAACTGGCGAGAGATGGGACGTGTGTGCGAGAAGATGCCGATGGTCACCTCGTTGCCGCCCCACTTCGGCAGCGGGTCCTCGCCGTGAGAAGAGAGAATGTCTTGGAGGCTCTTGCCGAACGTGATGATCGTCGACTTATAGTGCTCCCGGCTCCAGAGGTCAAGATAGCCGTCGGGCTCGTCCTGTACCTCGTTGCACCTGTCGAGAAGCCAAGGTTTCTCTATGTCTTTGCGACCGCAGGCAAAGCGAAGCAAGAAGTAGACACTCGTTCGACAGAGCATGCGAAACAGGGGACGTGCCGTCTCGGCGTCGAGCTTAGAGAGCTCGTCAACGAGCGCCTTCCAGTCCGAGACCGTCTTCGGCAGAGACCCGGAGAGATCTGCGTGAGGTTCTGATGCCACCGTGCTACTCACGGTGCACTACTCCTAGGGCCGAGAACCCAGCGGCGTTCTTGTGTCCCCCGCCGCCAAACTTTCTCGCCACATCTGACACGTCGAGGTCACCTCGCGAGCGCAGGGAATACTGAAACTTACCTCGCTCCACCTCAAAGTAGCAGGCCCCGAAGTCTAGGCCACTCTCCGCGGCTAGCTCTCCGGCCACCTCGCTCGCGACGAAGTACGGAGCGTTAGAGATCACACAGGGCACGCCCGCGATGTGAGTTCTGTATGCACTCTTCTTAAACTCTTCACAGCGCAGTCGGTAGTAGCGCCCAATGATCTTCCCCTCTGAGATCAGGTCAGACACTCCCCTCTCTACGAGCCCGTCCCAGGTGTTAAAGTCTTGGGGATAGGAGCGCAGTGCCACCGTGAAGTCGTCCACTCCGGGCAGCTTCTTTCGCCACAGGTCACGATCTTGAATGTACTCGATGAACGGTGGCCTCGGATCACCGTGGAAGAAGTCCCACGCCAGGGCGGCGCCGCTACGCTCCATGTCAAACACGGCCCACATTCCCGACAGCGGACTCCAGCCGGGGGAAGTGTTGGGCGGTGACCGCACCGACGCTAGGTCCTCCGCCGCGGTCTTGTGATGGTCGAGAATCAAGACGGACCTAGCTACACTCTCTAACTGCTCTAGCACGGGTTTCTTATAGCTAAAGTCGACGAGCAGCACGTCTCGCCCCGTCGCGTCGGGAGGAGGCGCCTGATACACGCCGGGGTAAAACTCCACAGAGTCCCCCAGTGCGTGGCGCACGGCCCAGGCGGCGCCGAAGCCGTCGTCACACGCGCCGTGATAGATGCAGAGTAACTTATCCTCAGGTGTGTTCACTGGTGTTTCTCCATCATTTTCTCGTACACTTCGTCGGCAAACTTAGCCTGTTCTGGTGTGGGCTCGGGCACCGTGGGGTCGCCAGAGATAATCCTCGCCGCTATCGTCTCACGGATGGCCCAGTCTGGACCATACTTAGAGAACTGCTCACGCTGCTTCGGCGTGATCTCAAAGCTCGGCACCACTCCTGTCCGACGCATCTCGATGCGTGCCGCCTCGTTAATGATCACGGCGGACTTTTCTATCTCTGACAGCTTACTGTTTGGGTTAAGAACGATCCTGTTGTCCTCGGCCGCAACTCCCGACACGTCTGGGTGCGTCTTAAAGAAGTCCAGTTCTGACTTAAAGGGCTTACGAACTAAGTCAGCAAACTTAAACCTTCCTGGAGTTGTCGACTTCTGGCCCGGCGACGGCCTTCTGCCGGTGACAGACGCTCGTGGCTCTGTAGTCGAAGGCTGTTTAGGAACCTCAGGCGCGCCGAAACTGGGTGTATTAGAGCTATCGCGCACGATGCTAGGTGTGCGAATGCCCAGCTCAAAGTTGTGCCTAGTCCGCATGTCTGTAAACGGCCTAGTCTTGTCTAGCAACCTATCCTTCCAGGTCACCTCTGGGATAATAGGCTCGGGAATAGGTGGTGATACTCCGTCTAGGAGACTAGTTCGTCTCGTCTGTGGCATCGTCCTCGTCCTCCGTGTCTTCAACATCTTCGGGAGTAACGTCGATCACGCTCTCCTCCGAGCGAGCCCGCACGTTGCCGGCGAGGTCAGACAGAAACTTTGCGGTGGCCTCGAGGCTAGGCACCTCGTGCCGGACGGTGCCCGACTGGTTGACGTTGAGTGTAGCCTCCTTCGGCAAGAAGCTCGAGATAATCTGGAGATATCTCACGGGCGCGTGTTCTCGCACCTTCTCGATGGCGTCCTGGCCGTGGTGGCGAAAGTCGCGCAGCAGCGCGTTCACAAACGTGTGCTGCAGCTTGTGCTGAAGCGACACCTTGCGCATCGCAGGCGCCCGCGCGGGCGCGGGCCTAAACGCGGTGACGTCGTGGCCGTTTGTCTTAGGCGGTGCTATTGCCCGTCTCCCGCTGTGAAAACACGTCTATGAGGCGGTTCTTCTCCTCCGGCGCGAGGTCTATGTGCATCCAAGAGTTACCGTAAGGATCGGTGATCTCTCTGGCGCCGTAGGTCTTCTTCACAAAGTTGCGAATGTCCTTGTCATAGAGATCATAGAGACCCTTGTACTTATCTGGAACTTTCGTCGTTTCAACTAGGTCATTGACCCTATAAAAGTTGTGTTCAATGTATCTTAAACTCTTCACAAACTCGTCGGGTGAAAGTGGATTTTCTTCCACAAACTCCAAAAACTCTTTCTTAGACATGGTTCCTAGCGCCGACAGTGTCTTAACCTCGGGATGACGGCCGATAACATAAGGTCCATACTCCGCTAAGAGATACTGTAGTACATTCTCATCAGATCCCCCAGGACCGTATGACACGCTCGCATCGGCTATCGACTTTAAGGACACATCTGATCGTCTGAAGAGCGGGTTTTGTTTAGGAAGAATCTCGTAAAGGTAGCTCTTCCACTCGGACGGATCTCTAACGATATCTCGATAATCGTTTGAATACGTGTCTAAAGTTTCGTCGACTCTTACACTAAAAGAGCTTAAGTCAAAGTAATTTTCATCAGCTACCCAGGTCTGTATCTTAGCCGCGGTTTCACCGGTGGGAAACTCAACGGCGGACTTTCCCTCGCCGGCGGCGAGCCTTGTCTCCTCGCGAACTATCCTCTTCCACCAAGTTTTCTTGTGATCACGTCTGAAATCGAAAAACTCTCTTACTTGATCTCTTGTGAGGTTGCTCGAGTAGTATGGGTCATACAGTACGGCGGTATCTAACTCGTGCTGTATGAGATCACTTTGAACCTCTAGTACCTTACGAGTGCCGTCCATTAAGTCATACGATCGCGTATGCGCGTATGTGTTTGGAACGGTAAAGTGTGAGCCTACGTCTGGAACTGACTCACCCCAGTAGACCCTCGCGTGTTCTCCGACGATAGACTGAGAGTCGTTTGCGGGTATATCACCAGGGTGAACACTACTTCTACCACTCCTCATGTAGTCTTGCAGGGGAGGACCAACTCCCGGTGGTCTCGGATTAACTTCCAAAACTTGCAGGGGTAAAAGCTTACGCTGCACACTCGACGTGAACCTCGCAACATCTATCCTTTTATCAGAGTACTCGTCTAAGGCTTCCGTGAGTAAGTTTCTCTCGACTTGAGAAACATCAGGGCGACGTAGTAAGTCCTCTACTAGTCTCTTGTCTACGGTCTTAGCGAGCCAGGGCCGAAGACGACCTAAGGTCTTCGTCGTCAACTTGCTCACCCCGCGAGTGACCCCGCCCACCACGGGTAGGGCTCCGGCGCCAGACACCAAAGACTCGACCCCCTTGAGCGCGGCCTGGCCGTAGTCTCCTCGCCGCGCGGCTTCTTCCATCTGACCTCCAGCCCTGACGCTGTCTTGAACTGCCATGACGTCGCCGGAGCCCGGCAGCAGCCCCAGGGCGAACTCGCCGATGCCTCGACCCGTGTTTCTCAAGGACTCGACTGGGTCGTAGTGGCCCAGGGCTAGGTCGGGCACCGTCGGCTGAGGGATCGGAGGCACTAGCGAGCTGGTCTGCGGCGCGAGGGCTCCGGGCCGCGGGCTCACTAAGCTATTCCTGGGATAGGGGGGCATGCCGCCACTACTCCTGTCTCTCGATCACGACGAGACAGGGTAGCAGGAGGGAGGCGAAAGATAAACTGAGCGGAGTCTAGAAGTCGGGCGGGCCGTCCGCCAGTCCGAGACCTGACTGTCCTCCGGGGCCGAGCGGGCCGCCGAGACCAGCGTCGCCCGGCATGCCGCGCTCCACTCCGAGGATCTTTAGGGCCTCGCGCGCGAGCTCCTTGCGCGCCATCGGGTCCTGGAGCACGACCGACAGGGCCATGCCCTCCTCCTTCGACAACCTAGCCTCGGGAGGACCGTCCTCGGGTCCCGCAGGAGTGGCCCCGGGCTGGGGACCGCCGGGGCCCAGCAGTCCGGCGAGGACCTCGGGAGGCAGACTCGTAGGTGGGGGTCCGCCGGGAGGCATTCCTGGAGGACCAGCCATGCCGGGCGGCGGACCGCCGGGCGGCGGAGGAGGCATTCCGGGTCCCGGAGGCATCATTCCCGGGGGAGGCATCATTCCCGGGGGAGGCATCATTCCCGGGGGAGGCATCCCGCCCGGAGGGCCCATCATTCCCGGGGGCATTCCGCCGGGACCACCTATCAGAGGCAAAGTTCAGTCCTCCTACTTCTTTGACTTATACTTGGGGTGCTTCTCGCGACTCGCCGAGATCTCGGCGTCGCCGTAGTAGCGAAACACCTTGACGTCTTGGCGCTGCTCCGCGGTTCTCTTGTTGGGATGCACGCGCAGCGCGGCCTGGCCGCGCGACACCTCCTGGTCGATCCTGTTCTGCCCGTGCTGCATCTTCCTGCGCTGACGCAGTCCTACTCCGGGAGAGATCTCACTGGTGGCACGCGCTCCCTTAGGCGGCATCTCGCACTCCTTCAGTGTGTGTCCCCAATAGGGTAACACACTTAGGAGGTAAGATACAGGGCGACTAGGAGCGAGACTCGAGCCAGGTGCGACTGACCTCGCGGGCCTCGCGAGACAGGGAAGTGTTGTTCACGCGAGCCCTGTGCACCGCGAGCCAGAACCCGTCGGAGTCTCCGGGCAGACTTACGTTGAACCGGGCCATGACTGACCTGATGAACCGCTCGTCTAGGGACCGCAGGGCGTCGTCCCGGGACGCGGCCAGTCCAAGCCTAAACCGCTCGGCCGAGAGGGCGTCGTCCGAGGGTCTCGGACCCGACTTACTCACCAGAGGGGGAGGGCGTCGAAGGTGGCCCAGGCGACGAGTCCCAGCCACATCGGACTCGTCGCTAGGACCATCTGGAGCAAGTCCCTGCCCAGCTCTGTGATCGCCTCGCGAAAGATGTTACCCGTCATCTGCTATGCTCGCCTTCAAGCGAGCGTCTATCATCGGCGCCAAGTTCTGTTCTCCAACTATCTCTGAGTACGACAACTGCAGCCCGCTGGCGTGGTCAACTACGCGGTTGTCGGGCTCGTCGTACGTCCTGACTCGCTCTAAGCTGCGGTGCCGCTCACGCTGCCTCGACCTCACGTAGTGGCCGACGACGCGTCGGGCTAACCTTCTGAACGCGTCTCTCTGGTTGTGTGACCTCTCCCGGTGCGACTGCTCCGTCTCGGTCATGCCGGTGGGCAGGTGTGTGATGCGGCAACAGTTTTGATGCTTGTTGCGGTGCTGTCCGCCCGCGCCCGTGCCCGAGAACCAAGTAACTTGAAAGTCTTTCTTGGTCGCCAGGGTCGTCACCTCACTATCTCTGCCCATCCTTCTTCTCCAGTACCTCCGTGCTGCCGTCGGGCAGCCGATAGCCGAGGTAGGGTCCGCCGTAGATGCGGCTGCCCGACGGCAGGCCTAGCCTGTCCAGCATCTCCCGACACTCCCAGCAGATCTTGCACGACATCCTCCTACCCTCGGGCGGCAGGCCGCGGGTCACGGCGGAGTGCCCTCGTCCCAGTCGTACGTCTCCGGTCCGTCCTCGCCGTCCCGCTGCTCCCTGACCCACTCGTCGTAGTCCTGTGACAGTCGACGAACTACCTGGTCGAGCACCCACTGCTTATGGTGTCCGCCGTCGATCCCGCCGTAGTAGCCGACTATCTCGAGAGCGTCGTCGATCCTACGCGCCAGGGCGCTCGCGAGCCCGGGGGACAGGAGCAGGGGGTTCTCGCCCTCGTAGTAACACGGGTCGCCGTCCTGACAGGAACACAGCGGGTCGCCGTACCTACACCTAGTCATCCCCTGCCCTCCGGCTACCTAGACTTGACGAGCTCTGCGTAGACCCGAACCCGCTCCTCTACCGGCTTAGAGAACCCTGAAGACGCGCCGGCGAGCTCTAAGAGTTGGTCTAAGATCTTTAGCGCCGCGTCCATGTCGAAACAACTACAGGTGTAAACGTGATCGAGTCTCTGACACTCGAGCAGTGGCTGTAGCCTCCTATAAAAAGCCCTAAGTTCACTGCCGTTATTAGTCTCAGCCGTGCCCACGAGCCTAGGTAAGTACGGAATGAGCCTCTGACGATCCTGAGAGTTTGCCCTGTCGTTTATCTCTAGGACAAACATGGAGATGACGGGGTCCACACACCTAGGGCTGTCTGTGTGAGGCTCTCCCTCGAGCCACGCGACGGCCTCCATCGCGCAGAGACCGGTCTGCGGGGACCGGTGGGCTCCTACGCTCAGCTCAAACTTAAACAAGTCCTCAAAGTTTAACACGTGTCATCTCCCCTGTGCCTTACCTAGATGAAAACCACCTCTTCACGCAGTAGTCAAACGCGACAAACAGCGCAGAGCTAAAAAACCAACAAAACCCGAGCAGCAGAGCCCACGCCAAGGTGTAGTGAGACAACTCGAGCGCGACCACAGACGCCGCGAGCAAGACGCCAGAGACGACTACGTCTATAAGTAGAGACGAGCGTCGTGTCAGCCGGTTAAACTTCACGCTAGTCCTCCGTCGCTAGAGAAGAGTGCCCGTCGATCTTCGACGTCACCACTCGCTCGGTGACAGTTTGCCAGTGCTCAGACACTTGACGCCCCTTCTGTTCACGCCGAGGGTAGTCACGGCTCGACCGTCTCGGCAGAGAAACATCGCTGTCCCTTGCCGGGGACAAACTCTACCGTGAAGGGATTGAAGCCCATCTTCTTACCGAGCCGCTCCCACGCGGCGTTGGCGTTTTCTTGCGGTGTTCCGAACATCGGGATGCCTCCGCTCAGAAACACCGCGGGCGTGGGACGACCGGCGAGCAAGAGTTCGGCCAAGTCATCGTCAGTCATCTCAAACTCTTGTCTCACTTGGTTCCTCCTGTAGGTGCCGACGACGTCACGCCGAGCACGAAAAGAGCGCCACTACGTAGGCGGCGAGCAGAACTAGGGCCGCGCAGGCGAGCAGGCGGCGGCGGCGAGGGAGATCGAGCCGTGACCTCCTCGTCTCGCCGCCGCCGCCGCGATAGCTTTGCGGGCAACTTGCTTGTACTCGTAAGCTTGCGCGCCGTATGCTCCTTCGCCTGCCGCGATCTTCTCAAGCGCGCTCAGCAGCTCCGCACTCTCTTCGCAGTCTGTCAGCTATGTAGCTCACCTAGCTCGCTCCAAGGGCATGAACTCTCTTATCTTGTGACTCGCTCATCCGTTATGAACTCTCAATCCTCACTGGCTCGCTTCTTGTCTTCGAACTCTCTCTTATCCAGACTCGCTCGCATAATTTGAACTCTCAGATCCTACGGCTCGCTCGTATTCTTTGAACTCTCTAAGCCGACGGCTCGCTCGTTCCTCCTTGAACTCTCAACAGCATCGCGCTCGCTCCCCACTTATGATCTCTTCGACGTAATGACTCGCTCCATACCTACGATCTCTTCGACACGATAGCTCGCTCTCGCGAAATGAACTCTCAAGGTTCGTAGCTCGCTCCGTTACAGTGAACTCTCCGAGTAGCTCGCTCGATCCTGTGATCTGGACTCTCGTAAACTATATCTCTCGCTCGTAGTCAATGAACTCTCTCGCACGCGCGGGCTCGCTCTGTTGCTATGATCTCTCGAGCTATGTGACTCGATCTCACACTATGATCTCTCAGATAGGTTGACTCGCTCCTTAAGACTGTGCCCTCAGAGTTTCTGACTCGCTCACGTACTGTGATCTCTCTACCTAGGGGACTCGCTCTGTTCATTGGTCTCTCCGAACTCTCGGACTCGCTCTGTTGCTATGATCTCTCCTGTAACTTAGCTCGCTCTCCGATCAAGAGCTCTCTAGCGGTATAACTTACTCGTCTCTCTCGAACTCTCAACGGCCGACAACTCGCTCCTGTTTCAGGGACACTTCGTCGTCTGAGACTCGCTCTTGGGATAGGAACTCTCTTAAGGTGTGACTCGCTCCCTTCAGTGAACTCTCACTTCTCGTTGACTCGCTCTCGCATGATGATCTCTCGAGTAGTACGACTCGCTCGTGTGAGGTGGACTCTCCTGGACGGTAGCTCGCTTCACACTTTGTGGACACTCCAACGATATGACTCGCTCTCGTACCGTGAACACTCGGCCATCGGTAGCTCGCTCCAATTAAGTGAACTCTCATAACCTATAGCTCGCTCTAGCATCATGATCTCTCTGTACCGACGGCTGCCAAAAGAGAGGGGACTCCGACGGCACCCGATGTTGAGTTGAGGAGGATGGGCCGGGGTCCCCTAAGTTGTTTAGCTTGGAGTTCAAGACGAAGACGAGTTAGAGTCCTCGTCTCTAGGCTAACTAGCCACAAGGAGTGAGCAGAGTAACTGGATTAGCCATCAGATATATTACTCTATTATTTACATTTTGTAAAACGCAATTTTTATATGTTTACAACTTGTAACACATAGAAAAAATCTATCGCGGGGTTGGCGGAGTTACGCGTGCCTATTAAACGGCTTTCGACCGACGGGGGGTACCCAGATACACACGGGGCCGCACACCACGATTTTGGGGCCCCACAGCCGTGTTCAGGCTATTTGAGACACGCCGCCTCCAGCTCGGGCCACACTTCTCGAGCCACGGCCCCAGCCCCGGCCCCGACTCGCCCGCGGCCGGCGGCGGGTCTATCTCGACTCGTGCATCACAAGCTAGGCGACCGGACACGTGGTCCCCGGCCCGGGGGATCAGCTGTCTCGTAACTTGGTCTCCGTCTGTTAGCCCCCGTCCGTTTGATACGGCAGCCAAGTTCGACTGCCGCGGCCGTTCAGCCGCACTTCAGACGCCGGCAGCCAACCAGCTAGCCAATCTTCTCAAATCGGCAACAATATTGCATTCTTGAGATTGGGTCACAATTGTGATTTACAACTTGTAAATTCTCTGATAGAATGATCACAATGGACGGATACTCCGTCCAGAAGGGGCTACGGACCAGGCAATCGCCACTTCCGCCCTAACAAGCCCCTGTCACATAAAAAAACGATGGAGTTCAAGATGAACAAGCTATACGCGATCAACGCATCACGGCGCGACGGCGCCGAGCTAGGCTTCAACTTCGACATCCGCGAGGTCGGATACAAGCAGGCCTGGATCGAGGCCCGTCGTCTCTGCCGAGTCGGCGGAGTCGTGACGAGCTGCGGAGACGACGTGGACATGCCAGCCGGCGTGTTTACGGTTCGCTCCGTCTTCCTGCACGAGAGCGAGCAGAAGCAGAAGGCCAAGGTTATCACGGCCGAGCAACTGTTCGAGGCCTGCGAGACCCAGGGGATCACCGTCAAGAAGGCGATCCTGGAGGTCTACGCGACCCTGGGCGGCGTCTTATCCGAGGCCAGTGAGGCCGAGGGTGACACGACCGAAGAAGTCCCGGCCGACGAGGCCGCGGCCTAACTGAAATCGGGGGGCGTCGACTGACGCCCCCCACTTCAGCTCCCGACAGGAGGATCACATGATTAACACGAGATACTGGCGCAAGCCGGCCGGCGAGTCTAGCACCGCCGTCCAGTGGCGCGACGACACCAGGCCGCAGGTCTGGGTTTTCACGAACGTAGGCTGGGTCCCGATCATCGGAACGCCCGCCGACCCGACCGAGGCCCAGGTCACCGCCGAGAAGCTCGCGACCGAATACGGTCTCGTCGAGGTCAAGAAGAACGAGGCCCTGTTCATGGCCGGCGTCGAGTCCGTCGCCGTGGGCCACGCGTGAGGAGGTCAAGATGACCGTTAACGACATTTATGCCATGCTCGGCGACCTCATAGCTGAAGGTTGCGGCGAGTTTGAAGTAGACATCGACGAGCGCGGGGTGATATCTGACTGGACAGTCGACTTCGACGAAGAGTCTAAGACAGCATACATCGTCCCACTCAACTAAGAAAGGGGCCGCGCTCAGCGGCCCCTCCTTCCTCTCAGCTACATCCCCGATCAAACACCCAACATATGTGTGTGGCACACGGCACACGGCACACGGCCTTCCACGCGAACTGCAGTACACCTGAAGTGTTACACCTGACTCAAAATGTGCAGCACACGACACACTGTGTGTAGCACACAGCACACGGCCCGTGGCTTAGTACGCGCTAGTTCTTTCGTCCTGAAGTGTTGTACCGAGGTGAAGTTTGAGTTTTACAAGTTGTAAATTCTCGAGTATAATAGACAATAGAGACGGAGAAACCCACGATGACAATCTTAAACTCGTTCAAAGACGTGTATCCTAACCTCTACGAGAGACTTGAGTTAGGACTCGCCGAGACAGAGCACCTCTACGTCTGCGTTGAACTCTCTGTCGACGACGGTGGTGGAGGTTATGGGCCAGGAGTAAGCGTCGCCAACATCGCGATTGACCAGACAGAGGACCTGGGCCCCTTCGCCCTCACAGCGTTTATCTCGTGGTGGGAAGGAGAGACGAAAACTTACTGCACAACCGAACTTAAGTACGGAACCGTCCCGCTCGTCTCAGCTCGAGACGCGCTTCGTTGGCTCGACCTATTCTCCAAGGCCTACTTGAGCGCGGTCGCCGGCGAGGCACTGACGTTCGACGCCGACGAGCGTCAATTTCTTCTCAACTTGCCAGGAACTCACGCGAACTACTTCGTGAGCAAGGACTAGCGCAGAGCGAGCCACGGTCCCCGGGCCGCGCGTGGCACACGACGCACCTCGGGCCACTGGCCGCACACGACGCGCCTCGGGCCACTCACGCGTGTTGAGGGTCCTGAAGTGTTGTACAGAGCCAAGACCCAAAACTTTTCAGATCTTCAGATTGAGATTTACACAGTGTAACACAAGTACCAATATTAGATATATGGAGCGGCAACTGGAGATTTGCCGTGCGGTACGGGGTCCCGGAGGACTCCGCCATGACAGAGAGGAGAACTCAGACAGTGTCCAAGTATGACATTCAGGCCGACCGACGTCCGCAGACGGGCGAGGGTGAACCGGTCATCAACTTCCAGCTCGACGCCGAAGACTACAAGTCGGCCTGGCAGGACGGACGCCAGCTCACCGCGAAGGGCGGCACAGCCCACGCGGCCGACGGCTCCGAGGTCGAGGTGAGGCCGGGAGAGTACACGGTCCGCAAGGTGTTCGCCGTCGATCGCGCCCGAGGCGCGGGCCGCAAGCCCAAGAGCCTCAGCGCACAGATCTTGTTCGAAAAGGCCGAGGAGCGCAAGATCGGCGTCTCCAAGAGCCTGCGTCACCTGTTCGAAGAGCTCTCGGGCACCGCCTCCACGGCGGAGACCAAGCCCGAAGACCAGAAGGTCGCCTAGGTAAGGGCGTCTTAGGTTCAGGCCCGTAAAGAGTTACCCCCTAGCTCGCCGACACCCGCCGGCACGGGCCTGAACCTACCGATCACCACGAACTGGGGAGGCGTCTCACGTAGAGGTGCCTCCCCACATTTTTCCCAGCCCACCGGGCTAAGTAGTTGAAATCCTAGTGAATCCACACGACACTCGATGTGCGCGGCCCGTGACACACGACACACGCAGGGCGGCCCGTGACACACGACACACGACACACGACACGGGCGGGGTGGTGCGTGGCTCGGGGAAGGAGGCGTGCGGCCTCAGTTGGGAGGGACACACATGGTTCTTCAAAGTATTGAGACGAGTCAGCTATAACTCATCACCAAGTTGACGATAAAATGCCTAAGTATTTTTAATAAACTTAAAAATTGCAGCCGTAGGCGATTTTAAGACCTTAGATTTCATCCTTTTACCCTCAAATGCTGTCCACTCCGTCGGAAATTTGAGTCTCTAGATCGAGACTTAGTTGGAGGACTGAGCGCGCCAAGACGTGTCTTAGAGAAACTGAGCTCACCAAGACACAGGTTAGATAACTGAGAAATTCGACGATAAATAGCCCGAGGATAGAAGATCACACCTACATACATTTACAACCCAAGGTTGATAAAGTTTAACAGATCAGCAATCATAGGTTGAAGTCTCACTCTACTTTAAGTTGTATAAACTAGTGAGTTTTATGTACTAATGGTTGAAAATTGTGTGAAAGGTACTCCCATGAAAATGGGAAAATTCCTAGTGGGAGTACCTCACATAGAGCGCGTTCCTAACTGTGACAGATCCTTAAATTATTAAAGCGTGCCCAGAGATTGCCAGAAGTTCTTACGCCTCTCAGATTAAAAGATTATCCTCTCGCGCGTACGCGCGCATAATTGCGCGCACGCGAGACACAAAAATATTTTTTCAAAAGTAAAATGTGGGAGTACCGGGAGTACCTCTGGGAGTATCTCTAATCGCAACAATTGGTTACCGGTACTTTACACTTTGTAAACGAGGAGTACCCTAGGAGTACCCTAGGAGTACCGTGTTGATATACAATGCATTATTATGATAACACTCAGAATGCTCTTATCGAGCGTGCGAGGACTTTCAATTCACGAGATACACGTCTCGTATACGCATATAGTAAAGTTCATTTTCCACAAGTCTCAGTTTACCGCTAACCCCCGCCGGTATACACTACGTCCAGTCGCCACGCCCCTAGGAGTATCCGTCGTGACTCACTCCCCTCTTCGGTTCCCGGCGCGTCCCAACGAGTCCACAGACGTTTTAACATCCCCCGGCCCGCGAGACGCTCCGACCGGCTCTACCCTCTACTCCACCCCCTCTCGTGAACCTGGACACACCTGGACCCCGTCTACCGCCGCCTCGCCGCCCGCGGCTGGTCTAGCCGCCCCCTTCGACCCCGACTACCGTCTTCTGCACCTCTCGGACCTGTCCGTCGGCTAGACCAGTCCCGCGAGCAGCAGCTCGACGGCGTCGTCCGGCGAGTCTCGGTGAAGCATGAAGTGCGCCTGGAGTCTCGCGGCCGTGTAAGACTCCGTCAGCTCGGTGCCCAGGCGGGAAGACAGTCTCTCCTGTCCCCGGTAGAACCTCAGGAACAGTCTGGCCGCGCCCCGCCCGTCGAGCGGCAGCAGCTTCTCGGTGAGGTCCACTCGCCCCGGCCTGACGAGCGCTGGGTCTAGGTCCTCCGGCCTGTTGGTGGTCATCACGAGCAGCCGCCCGTCCGCGGACGCCACCCCGTCCAAGGCGTTGAGCAGCGCGCTCTGTGAGGCTCCGAGCACGCCCTCGTCGTCCTTCTTCTTTTTCCCGGCGTCCCGCCGCGCGCTCGCCCTGGTCGCGTCGATGTCCTCGATCAGCAGTATCGCCCCCGCGGGCACCTCGCCGAGGGCCGAGATCAGCGCCTGGTCACCCAGGATCCCTCCTAGGTTGAGCGTGTAGAGCTGTCTCCCCAGGTGACTCGCCAGCGCCAGGACGAGGCTGCTCTTGCCGACGCCGGGCTCCCCGTGCAGCAGGTAGCCGCGCCGGTGGGGCACGCCCCGCGCTAGGTACCACTCCTCCGCGCGGAAGAACCACTCGGCGTCCTCGACCACGCGCTCGATCTGTCCCCGCTGGAGCACCACGGACTCGAGGTCCCGCGGCCGCTTTCTCGCGCAGCGGCGCCAGTAGCCGTCGCCGTAGTCGAGCACGTCGACGAACTTTTCGCCCTCGCTCAGCTCCTGAGTCTCGGCGACGAGTCGCCGCAGCGTCTCCTGGCTTCGGCCCAGGCACGCGAACGTCAGGGTCTCGCTGAACCTGCGCGCCCCCTCCTTGGGATCCGAGACCGCGCGCGTCAGCAGCAGCGGGCGGCCGCGGTGCCAGAGCAGGTGCGCTCCCGGCCCCGGCACCAGCTTCCAGGGCCTCCTCTTCCCGCTCTCAGACTGCCCCGGCACGCCCGTCTCTATGCCGGCGCCGACGAGCTTGAGTCGCCTCGCCCGGCGCGAGTACGGCTGCCGGTCCAGCCACGCGTCGACCCACTCGAAGGCCGGGTCGTCGCTGTAGATCGTCAGCTCGCACGTGCCCTGGTGCCGCAGCACCTCCCACGCCCGGGCGGGCGCCGAGCGCAGCGCGTAGAGGCCGCTGGCGAACGCCGAGCCGCCGATGATGCCCGCCAGAATGTCGTTTTCGGCGAGCTGCTCCCCCGCCCAAGTTACCCAGTCTGCTAGCACGTCCTAGTCCTCCCGCGAGCGTCTCACCCCGGCCACCTCACTCGGCGCCTCGGCGTGTACCGAGGCGCCGTGATCTTCACCACGTCCCCCGTCAGCTTGAAGTCGTTCGGAAGCTGCTCTCTCTTCTCCCAGAGCAGGGCGCCCGTCACCTCGGCGATCTTCTCCGTGTCCGGTCTCTCCGTGAACGTGAAGACGAGCCTCCGACCCGCCGCTCCCGAGCCGGCCAGCACCTCCTCCGACGGCGAGGCCAGGACGCCGCCCTCGCCCGCCAGCGTCTCGCGCACCAAGTCCGTCACCACCCTGTCCTGGGCCCCGTCCCGCAGCTCGTATGATATCGTCAGCTTATACACTTCTCTTTCTCTCCTCTCTCCCCGTCGGGGTGTGCCGTGCGCCGAGCTCAGAGGCGAGGTCCGAGAGCCCGGCGTCACACAAGTTTTGGAGCAGCAGCGTGACGCCGAAGTCGTCTAGCTCGCCTCGCTCGTACGCCTCGACCAGCTCGGCGTCTACCGTCGCTAGAGCCCGCGTCACGCCGCCGCCCCCTCTACGCCTCGAAGATCCACAGCCACGCCGCCGCCAGCGCGAGCAGGCACGACGTGGGGGCCGTCCACGGCTCGCCGGGCGCCGCGAGCTGCAGTGTTTCGGAGACCAGGAGGGCCGCGAAGATTACGTACCTAACGCGCCGCTCTCCCTGGGTGCCGGCGAAGAAGTGCCGGCGGTGATAGTCTCTGACGAGTTTAAACATCACTCGGCCCCCTCTGCGTGGGTAAACAGCATGACGATAGACAGCACGAACAGGGCCGCCGCCAGCGCCGAGTAGGCGCCGTGGCCCTCCAGCGCGGCCGCCGCGAAGTAGCCTAGGTGGCAGCCCGAGTGGGCCTTGTGCAGCGCCCGCTTAGCGGAGTTCTTGTTAGGCAGGTGTAGCTTAGTCATCGCGCGATCTTCCTCTCTCTACTCTCTCGAGTAGCTCTAGGTGGCGGCCGTCCCCCCGGGTCCTGCCTGTAGCTCCGCCACGAAGCGCTGCAGCGATGCCCA